CAGGGATGAAGGGTCTATGTACTCCAGCGCCTCTTTCAGGCTTAGCTCACGGTCCATGCATTACTCTCCCTGATACGTTGATGGGTCGATGCCGCGCGGCGTTTTCCAGCCGTTGGCGGCGATCCGGTCGATCATATGCTTGGCAGACTCAAAAGACCAGGTCCCGACATGCCGGAACCCTCTTCCCTCCAGGAAACGGATTTGCTTGGGTGTCGTAAGTCCGGCCTCACGCCGGGTGCCGAGGCGATCCAGAAGCAGCTTCGCCTTTCCGGCGCTCTCGATTTGGTCCGGAAGGATGCCCAGCTTTTCCAGTGTGCTCTTCTGCGCGTCGCTTGGCGGTCCCATTTCCCACCCAAAGGCCGGAACGTATCCCGTCAAATCCTCGGCCTGAATCGACATTTCGAACTGGAGCGGGTCCACCAGGCGCTGCTTTCGGCGGCGCATCTCATGGAGCTGCTTGGCAAGCGCTTCTTCACGCTGGGCCACCACATCCTCGCTGGCCTTCTGCTCTGCCTGCTCGATATCCAAGGGGCAGCCGGCAGCCTCAATATTCTCCGTCATCTTCCGGGCGACTTCTTCATTCTCGCAGATGAGGTTTGCAGGGTGGCAGAGCTCATGCCGCTCCGTGTGCCATAAAAAGTCCAGCAGGAGCAGGTGGTCCTTTCCGCGAAACAGCCGGGTACCACGCCCCACCATCTGGCTGTAGAGGCTGCGTACCTTGGTCGGCCTCAGCACTACGATGCAGTCTACGGATGGACAGTCCCATCCCTCCGTCAGCAGCATGGAATTGCAAAGCACATTGTATTTTCCGGCGTCGAAGTCGCTGAGAATCTGCGCCCGGTCCTGGCTGGTCCCGTTGACCTCTGCGGCGCGAAACCCATGCCGGAGCAGGATGTCACGAAATTTCCGGCTTGTTTTGACCAGCGGGAGAAACACCACCGTCTTACGGTCTGAACAATGCCGTGTCATTTCGTCTGCAATCTGCTCCAGGTATGGGTCCAGAGCGGTCCCGAGGTCTCCGGCCTTGAAATCGCCGGACTGGACGCCCACGCCGGTCAAGTCCAGCTTCAGGGGGATGGTGAGCGCCTTGATCGGCGCCAGGAATCCCTCCCGGATCGCCTTCGGCAGGGTATATTCGTAAGCCAGGGACTGGAAACACTGTCCCAGGTTCCGCATATCTCCCCTGTCAGGCGTGGCCGTGACTCCGAGCACCTTCGCCTGACCGAAATGGTCCAGGACACGCTGGTACCCGTCCGAGAGCACGTGATGCGCCTCGTCCACGACTATCGTTTGAAAATAGTCGTGCGCGAAACGGCTGAGGCGCTTTTCACGCATTAAACTCTGCACGGACCCAACGGCAACCCGGTACCAGCTTCCAAGGCAGCTCTCATCCGCCTTTTCTGTCGCACAGCGCAGGCCGGTCGCCTGCGCCAATTTATCGGAGGCTTGCTCCAGCAGCTCTCCGCGGTGGGCCAGAACCAGCACCCGGTCTCCAGCCCGTACGCGATCCTCGATTACCTTGGAAAACACGATGGTCTTCCCGCAGCCCGTGGGTAACACCAACAGCGTGCGGAGAATCCCCGCGTCCCATTCGTTCAGGATGGCCGCCTCTGCCTCTCGCTGATACGGCCGCAGCTCCATCAGAACTTACCCGCCTGAAATGTCATTTGCTGAGGGGGAGCACTGGGGGCCGGAGTCTGTTGCTGGGGGGCCGCTGGCTCAGGGAATACATCCCGATCCAGGTAAGTATCCACATCGTTGATTGTCCGCTCTTTTCCGTTGTTGTCCGTATAAGTGCGGACACTGAGCTTCGCGCGTCCATGCGCCCCAATGACGGCATTCCAGTTCATCCGGACGCGCTCTCCGTGCTGACGCTGCCCAATGCTGGTAAAAAATGCGCAGAGCCGCCACTCCACACTGCTGTGCAGATACAATTTGTCTTTAATCGTGGTCGAGCCCTCCGGCTCCTTGAATTGAAGGGATACTACTGCCATATTGCAGGGGGGCAGCTTGGCTTTTGCGCTGGGGGTATATCTCTGGCGCTCAAATCCAACCACGGTGAAGTCATATTCACCCTCCGGCAATGTGGTGTATTCCGGTCCATCGTTTTCAATTTCGCTGTCCCAATCGAGCTCGTAGCCCTGGGCGTTGTATTCGCTCATCTAAATATCCTCCTATGTTTAGAATGGAATGGGGCGCTGATCCAGGATCATTTTATAGACTTGGTCCCAGGCCCCCACCAGTACGCCGGAAACAAATGCGGGGTCATAGTTCTCGAAGGGGGTCCCCTTGGGGTAGTAGCCTCTGGATTCCACTGCCGCCATTACTTCACGCAGATCAACACCGCTTTGCTCCATAAGCCCCTTCAAAGCCACAGCCGCCGCCGTACCCTCGTCATCAGCAGCGCAATCCTGCGCGGCATCCGGCCGCGTCTCGGTCTTCGCAGCGACCTCGGCCGCGCGGGCAGGCGCGGGGACCTCTGAACGGTTCGCGTCCGTTTTCGTCTGCCCCCACGGGATGCACGCCTGAATCGAGCTGTACTCAAACGGCAGCTCCTCTCCCAGCCCCTGCCGGTTTTTTGCGTCCCAGCAGGGATGGTGGGTCGTGTACATCACGCGCTTGCCGCCCTGCGCCTTGATCTTGCCGTCCTCCGTACGGATCGTGTGGGTCTTGTAGTTGGCAAACAGCACCATATCCGCCCACTCCTTCAGCAGGGGGGCCGTGGTCTTCTGGAGCTTCAGCTCCCAGCGGTCATAGGCCCCCATCTCGTCCGGCTGTTCAAATTTCCGCATCTTGGCGTGGGCGTTGACCACCACGTTCATGCCCCGCTCCACGACCTCTTCCAGCAGATTGAGCAGCTTCCCGAAATCCTCCGCCAGATAGGTGTAGCCTTTCCCGTAGCCAAAATCCTCGATCCCCGGCTTTTTCGACCGGGCGCACAGATCCGTGATGCACAACTGCTCCGCCCAGTCTGCGGTGTCGATGACCAGGGTAGCATACTCCCCCGTCCGGTCCCGAAAATACCGCACCTGCTCCATCAGCATGGCCCAGCTTGTCGGCCGGGGTGTCCGGGCCACATCCATGTGCTTGGTGCTCCCCTCCGTATCGATGAATACCGGACGGGGGAATTTGGACGCGAAGGTGGATTTCCCGATCCCCTCCGGGCCATACACCACGATCTTGAGCGCAGTCGCCTGCTTCCCTGTAATGATCTCCATTAAAAACTTCCCGCCTTCCATGCCGTGGGTTCTGCGGGCGCCTCTGCGCCTGCCGCATACCCGTCCTCAATGATAATGCTGCACTCTCCGCCTGTTGATACACGGGTGGCAATGCACTGGAGGCCCTCCGACTCAGCCCAGGCCCCAAATTCCTGCAGCGTCTCCAGATCCATCTGCTCCAATTTATCCAGCAATACAAAACCACACTTGGGGTTGATTGCACGGACGATTGCAGTGGATACCTTCAACTGATCCGATCCGCTCAGGTTGTCCCATCGCTTCCCCTGGTAGGTCAGTTCCCCATCCTCTACGGAGAGTCCGGGTAGGGGCAGCTTCGCGCCTTGGAGCAGGTTCATGCGGGATTGCCGAACCTGTTCAATTTCCGTGGTGAGGGCGGCGTACTGATTTCCATATTCGGCCGCATCCGCTTCTGCCTTCTCCTTGTCCAGGTTGGCCCGCACTTTCCGGTTGATGGACTCGATATCCTGGATGTTGCGCTCCAGCTCCTCTGTGGACTGGTCCAGGAGGCCCATGGCGTCTCTGCCGGCGATTTCGCAATCCCGGCAGACGATATCATACTTCTCCTGCAGCTCATCCAATGCCCGCCGAAGCCGCTGTTTTTCTGCCTCGAGCTGCGCGGCCTTGGCGCGCTTGCGTTGGTTCTCGCCATTCTCAGCCAAAATATCCTGCTGCTGCCGGATAAGTTCACTGGCTGAGACCGGTTCCTTCGGGACTCCGGGAAAATCCGGCATTTCCTTTGCAAACTTAGTCTTCTGATCTGCGATCTGGCCGATGGCATGCCTCCTGCTGTAGAGCTCAGCTTCCTGCCGATCCAGTGCGTAAAGCTGGTCGCCCACTCCTATGATCTGGAGGAGTGTGTTCGCCTTTTCTTTGCTGCTGGACTGCATAAACCGCGGCAGGTCCAGCGCCAACTGCTCCACAAATTCATCCAGAAGCTGCTGCCCCCCACGCCTCCCATCTGGATCGATCACCTTCAGATCACTGTTCTTCCCGGCCCGCTCCACTACGATGCCGTTGGAGAGCTTGACCCGCAGGTGGGGCGGGATGACGGACCCATCTCTTGCCGCCTGCGAAGGGCGGAACCGGTTGCCACCAAGTGCCCATGCAATAGAGTCCAACACCGAAGTCTTACCCTGATTATTCCGACCGCCAATAATGGTGAGCCCTCGTTCTGACGGTTCTACCTTGATAGCCTTTATCCGCTTGACGTTTTCCAGTTCAAGCTCATTGATTTTCACCATACTTGACAAATCCCTTTCTCTGCCCCATAATAGGGGTGAAACGTTTTGTTTTGCCGCTGTCAGAGCTTAGCCCCTCTGGCGGCGGCTCTTTTTATGCCGGCTCCGTCAATTTTTCGATCATCTCCCGCCAGTTTTTGGGCGGGGAGATGGTCTCCCAGTAGCACACCGTGGATTGGGCCACTCCCAGCAGCTCGGCAGCCTGCTTTTGCGTCAGCCCCAGAGCAATACGAGCGTCACGCAGCTCGCGCTTGCCCTCAGCGATCTCCTCCTTGTGGGCCTCGCGGTACCGGCGCTGGTACTCGGTGCGCTCCTCCTTGTGGGCCTCGTAGTACCGGCGCTGGGTCTCAGCGATCTCCTCCTTGTGGGCCTCGTAGTACCGGCGCTGGGTCTCAGCGATCTCCTCCTTGTGGGCCTCGTAGTACCGGCGCTGGGTCTCAGCGATCTCCTCCTTGTGGGCCTCGTAGTACCGGCGCTGGGTCTCAGCGATCTCCTCCTTGTGGGCCTCGTAGTACCGGCGCTGGGTCTCAGCGATCTCCTCCTTGTGGGCCTCGTAGTACCGGCGCTGGGTCTCAGCGATCTCCTCCTTG